ATGAAGCTACGTCGCCGCGTTAAACGCCCGAATCACCGACATGCCCGCCTGAATAAAAAACGGCTTGGACAGTCCATTGAAGACCGGCCCGCAGTGGTTCGGAAACGTCAGGAGTTGGGCCATTGGGAAGGCGACTTAGTGAAAGCCAAACGGGTTGAGTCCGAACCAGCTTTAATGACGTTAACCGAGCGAGTTAGCCGGATGGAAATTATCGTTAAATTGCCTGATTACCGGGCAGAGACTTGCCGGCAAGCCCTCCAAGATACGATTGATGATTACGGTGCAGAAAACTTTCGGACGATCACGTTTGACAACGGCTCGGAATTCGCTAGTTTAAATCAGGTTCAAGGAACGGAAATCTACTTTGCCCATCCATATTCTCCCTGGGAACGGGGCACTAATGAGAATGTGAATGGTCAATTAAGAGAGTTCTTCCCAAAAGGGCATTCCTTTAAAAACCTCTCATTAGTGGATCTGCAGTTGGTTCAAGACACGCTGAATCACCGTCCCCGCCGCTGTTTAAGCTATAGTTGTCCAGCGGATGTTATGCCACAACTGGTTTAACTTTCTAGACCAATTATAAGAATAGGCCATTAGTGTTGCACTTAACTTGACAATTGAGGTACTATATGGAGTTTAATATCAAATTATTGTATAATTAGTATGAATATTTTTTAGGAGGGTTCTTCATGGAAGGAAAACAGCATTATAAAATGTACAAGGCTGGTAAAAAATGGTTATTTGCTGCTATTGTAAGTTTTGCTTTTGGTAGTATTGTAGTGTCTAATTCTGGGCAAGCATATGCTTCAAAAGAAACTGGTGAACAGCAAAATTCATCTTTAGCGGTACTTAATGGTGGTAAGACCACTTCTCCAGCAACTACTACAGATGGTGGTAAGACCACTTCTCCAGCAACTACTACAGATGGTGGTAAGACCACTTCTCCAGCAACTACTACAGATGGTGGTAAGACCACTTCTCCAGCAACTACTACAGATGGTGGTAAGACCACTTCTCCAGCAACTACTACAGATGGTGGTAAGACCACTTCTCCAGCAACTACTACAGATGGTGGTAAGACCACTTCTCCAGTAGCTACTACAGATGGTGATAAGACCACTTCTCAAGCAACTACTACAGATGGTGGTAAGACCACTTCTCCAGTAGCTACTACAGATGGTGATAAGACCACTTCTCAAGCAGCTACCGTATCAGTTACTTTGTGGGATGATATTAATAACAAGCCAATATTTTTAGGAAATGAAAAACGTCCAGGCTTTAACAAGAATACTGGAACATATACTATTACTGGTAAACCTGGAAGTAGTATGACTGATTTAACACTTGCTATACCTGGATATAAACTGTTGAATTTTAATGATGTTTATAGCCATTTTAAAAAAGGTGATGACGTTTTCCAATATTTAATACCTAATGAGAACACAACACTCACACTCCATTATGTCCCATTATCACCAATACAAGTTAATTACATTGATGAAGATACTGGTAAAAAGATTGCCGTATCAGTTCTTCCTACAGATTGGGCTGTTCCTGATAGTGGTGCATATATTAACGGAGATGAGAAAGCTCCATCGGCTTCTAAGTATATGGTTAATGGGTTAGAGATTTCAGGGTATGATCTTGTTTCTAGTAAAAGTGTCTCTGGTACTGTTGGTCAAGTTCAAATCAGTAAAGATAATCCTAACCCCATCACTATTAATTTTTACTATAAAAGGAATGGACAGTTTAAAACTACTCAATCATTGGATAATGAGAACGGGCAAGTCATTGGTACAAAGTGGTCCACAATGCCAGGATATTTCTCTGTCAGTGGTGTTTATGGATTAAAATATTCAGATGATAATGGTGACGTAAATGCCAAGATAAATGAATTAATTAAAAAGTATGCCGATCAGGGATTCACCTATTTAGGCTTTGTGGGAACACATGATAATAATGATTATTATAATTATCGCCAAGCAGGGATTTGGCTTCATTTTGTTCCTAATAAGAATGTTATAGTTAACTATGTTGATGAAAATGGAAAACCACTAGCAACATCTGATATACTTTCCAGAAATTCAAACAATCCAAATCAGAAAAATAATGGTATTGATGAAAATAATTACTGGTATCCCAGCGGTGAATGGCAGGCTATTGCAAAGACGATTAACGGATATACATTAGATACTAGTAAAACCCCAGCAAAGATTTCAGGAAAGTTTAATTCGCTTATGCAATCAATTACTTTTGTGTATAAGTTGGTCAATAACCCAAAGAAGCCGGTAAATCCAAAGCAACCAGTAAAGCCAACTCAACCGGCCAAGCCAGCAAAACCGGCAAAGCCAAGTCAACCAAAGACAAAGACGCCAGCAAAACCAGTAAAGCCAACTCAACCTACAAAGCCAACTCAATTGATTAAAACTAATGTTAATGAGAAAAAAACAGTTTCATTGGTAAATGATAAAGAAAAAATTCCTTCTAAAAATAGAGAAGCTTTACCTCAAACTGGTGAAAACAATAGTCAAAGTCAAACAATGTCATTTATTGGTATTTTGTTGGCAATGTTTGGAAGTTCACTCGGTTTTCTTGATATCAAGAAACGTCATAATGATTAACAATTAAATAAATATATCTGTAGCGAATATAGATTATTTAAAGAGGACCCTGAAGGATATTATTATTCGGGCTCTTCGTCAACTGCTGTTGGTGAATCCATATTTAGAGTTCTAATCACTTTGTGATTAGGGTTCTTTTGGGGTCAAAGTCAAATCGTATTGATGGCGACTTATGAGAGTTCTTCCCAAAGGGGCATTCCTTTAAAAACCTCTCATTAGTGGATCTGCAGTTGGTTCAAGACACGCTGAATCACCGTCCCCGCCGCTGTTTAAGCTATAGTTGTCCAGCGGATGTTATGCCACAACTGGTTTAACTTTCTAGACCAATTATAAGAATAGGCCATTAGTGTTGCACTTAACTTGACAATTGAGGTAATCTTTATTTTACAAAAATTAGGGATAACCATTGATAAACCAAAGATACTTAATAAATCTAAGAATGTTTTAACTACTCATTACTATTAAGTAACACGAACTTACTGTAAATTAGGTTTAATAAAGATCAGAATGTTTAAAATAGCGCCCAGCCAAAATAGCTGAGTGCCGTACACCATAAATTTCACATATTAACTCTAATTACTTCACCATCTTTGAACGTGAACTCTATATAACGTTGGAAGATGGTGATTTTTTTAATTAATCGGCGGACTAGCTGCGGGTCGAATTCGTGAATACTATGTTGATGTTCGTCCACGAAATCGCCGACCTGGTCGATATTGTGGAGTTTAACTTGGTTTTCGGATTCAATTCTTTGAACCTTTTCCTTTTGCCCACGTAGCTCCATTACTTGTTGGGTGAGGTCATTACAATTTTGATGCTGGTTAGTTGCTTGAATCAGTTTTAGTTGCGCATCTTCTAGTCGTTTATCCAGCTCCTCGATCGTTGGACCTTTATAGTTCTTAACGATTTTCATGATATTGGCTTTGATTTGTTTATCCGCTAATTCATGGCTTTCGATTAACTGGTTAATGGCGTCAAGGGTAGCGGTCTTGAGAAGAGGTTCCTTGATATTGCGGATCATGCAGCGCCGGCCTTTCTTATTGCGCTTAATTCGGCTGGCGCAACGCCAAACGGCGACCTTAATCGGGTTATACCACATATTCCGTTGGAAAATATCCCCACATTTGCCACAATAGACCCGTTGCGAAAAACAATATTTGCCATTAACTCTGCGATGGTGGCCATTCTTAGTAGTAATGCCATTACGGCGTTGCCGAATTAAATTTTGTACTTGCATGAAGACCGATTTGGGAATAATCGCTGGATGGTCGTTTTCTACATAGTATTGGGGCATGATCCCGTTATTCTTTACCCGTTTTTTGGTTAAAAAATCAACGGTATAGGTTTTCTGCAGGAGTGCATCGCCCATATATTTCTCATTCTTGAGAATCCGGTTAACACCGCTGGATCCCCAATTAGTTCCCTTGCCACCAGTTAAGACACCATCTGCTTTGAGTGATTCAGCGATTTGTTTCATCGTCATCCCTTGCAGGTAACTATAGAAGATTCGTTTAACGGTCTTAGCTTCTTCTGGATCAATGACGAGATTGCCATCTTTATCCTTGGTGTAGCCCAGAAAGTGATTGTGGTTAATCAAGACTTTGCCTTGCTGGTAGCGATATTGCAACCCGAGTTTGACGTTTTGAGATAAGGACTCACTTTCTTGCTGGGCCAGGGAAGCCATGATAGTAATCAAGACTTCTCCTTTGGCATCCATCGTGTTGATGTTTTCCTTTTCAAAGAAAATTGCCACGTTGATGGCTTTTAGATCACGAATGTATTTTAGACAATCAATCGTATTCCGGGCAAAACGACTAATCGATTTAGTAACGATTAAGTCAATTTTACCGGCTTTACAAGCGGCAATCATTTTATTGAACTGTTCCCGTTTCTTGGTGTTGGTTCCAGAAATCCCATCATCGGCGAAGATGCCAGCCATTTCCCAGCTGGGATCTTTTTGAATCAGCTCTTTATAGTGACTGACTTGTGTTTCATATGAATTGGCTTGTTCATCGAGTTCAGTCGAAACCCGGCAGTAGGCCGCAACTCGTAGTTTTTCTGATTGTGGTTCATCTGGTAAACGGTGGACACTATTGCCACGTTGCTGATGAGCAGGAATGATATGTACTTTACCCAATTAAATCCACCTCGCTTTTAATCGTGCTGTACAAATATTCAGCTTGCTTGATTGGATCATTGAATCGTTGATGAATTATTCCCCGATAGAAATGTTCACTGACAGGCTGTTTATTAACAAGATGTTCGGTCAAATTCAACCCGCATTTAAGCTGGAAACAGATTTCGTGCTGGTTAAGGATCTTAATTGATTGGACATAGGTTAGAAACAGTGCCGGATCAAATGTATTTAGAAATTGATTTTGCTGGCACCAACGGAGAAGTTCACGAAAGTCCTCCAGATTATTGGCATCGTCAGTGTGACTACTGTTAATTTGTTTAATTCGCTGTTGAATCTGATAGGTGCTTTGTTCCAGTTCAGCGGTTTGATTGATATACAATGACTGATCAATTAAACCTGCCTGTAACAGCTTATTTAATGTTTCCGTCTTGTCATCATTTTCTTTAATCTGCTTGGCTGATTGACTTAGCTTTCCGTCAGGATCATTGATAAAGCTGTCCTTTAATTGTTGTACTAGAGGCAACATTAATAACTTTTTACTGAAGGTCAGTTTATTCATCATGTTGCAAAAGGCGTTTTGGATCCATTCCTCGGCAATTGCTCTCACTGGACATTGCTTTGCGGAGTGCAAATGTTTTTGACAAGCCCAGCAGATTTTATTCGGCCGTGTTTGTCGTTTGAACGTAGAACCGCAATAATCACAAATGAGTTTCCCGGTGAATAGATAGTGTTGTTGGTATTTGTGATTTCCGGACTCAATGTGCCGTTCTTGTGCGACTTGTTTCAATCGATCTTGGACTTGATTAAAGTCATGATGGCTGATTATTCCTTTATGATGTTCTTCAATTAAATATTGTGCCAGTTCACCCTGATTTAAATGTCGGTGGTATTGATCATCACGGTAGGTTTTCTGACATAGCATATCGCCGGTATAGTTAATGTTGCGCAGAATATTAATGATAGTACTGCTCCACCAGCGATGACCACGCTGGGTGGGAACATGTTTAGTATTTAGCTGTTTAGCAATATGTCCAGTTGATTGACCTTGTAAGAAGCTAGTGAAGATTTGTTTAATAATTTTTGCTTCGCTGGGTTTAATAATTAAGTTACCATCCTGAACAGAGTAGCCGTACGGTGCTGAAGAAACCTTGAAACTGCCATCCGCAAAACGCTTCCGAATGGACCAGCGTAAATTACCCGCGGTCGAGTGTGATTCGTCCTGGGCAATACTGCTAAGAATCGATAAGAACAGTTCACTAGCCATCTCGCCAGTATTGATGCGTTCCTTTTCAAAGTAGATGGGAATGTTTAATTGCTGCAGTTCACGAACAATTTTTAAACAATCAGTAGTATTACGCGATAACCGGCTGATTGACTTGGTAATCACCAAATCGATCCGGTGGTTATGACAATCAGCCAATAACTCTTTTAAGGCATTTCGATGATTCAGTTTAGTGCCTGAAATACCTTCATCAAAGTAGATCCTAGCTAGCTGCCAGTTAAGGTGGCGATTGATATATTCTTGATAGTGTTGCCGTTGATTTTCCAAGCTTTCTAATTGTTCAACATTGTCAGTAGATACTCGGCAATAAGCCGCCACTCTTAATTGCTTGACATCACGCTGGTAGCCTTGAATTTTCGTAATAGTTGACATGGCAAACCTCCTTTCGTCAGTGTGGTATGTTAGCTCTGAGTAGCTGATGTATCAACGCTTTCTGGCTTTATTAATGGTGGAAAGGATTGCTGATTTAATTGATCGATTTGCTTGAATTCGTTTTCGGAAAGCAACCCCTTGTTTAGTAGCTTAGTGATAATTTGGCGGGATTGCTGGTAATGAATTTCATCTAGCAGCTGCTGTTGTGTCATGCCGGTTTTAACGGGCATCAGTGGTTGGCAAGTTACGGTTTTAACTTGTTTAGTCATTGTAATTACCTCCACTGATAAGCCAGGCGAGTTTAAAAAGTAAACCATCGCAAAAGAAAAAAGCCTGCAGACCGTAGTCCACAGGCAAAAGTTACAATAGTTGATTAACTCGTTTTTGAATTTGGGTGGGGTCATAGCCAGCTTGCTTCAATCGGTTGATTCGCTCATTACCATTACCCCAGGAGCCACGGATAACTTCACGAGCAATTTGGTCAACTGACTTACGATTTAAGAGACGGTTAACCTTTTCTTGGACCACCGCATAGTCATAACCAGCAGCGGTTAAGAGCTGTTGACGATCGGTACCATTACCCCATTGACCATTTAAGACTTCAACAGCTAGCTCATCAGGGTTCTTCCTGGTAACTGGCTGCTTTTTGTTAATGACAGCTACGTAGTCAATGTAGGCATAATCTAGATCACAGTTGCCATTGACACCTGGAACGGAACCAGTAGATGAATGTTGCCATATTCCATAGTTACCACCATAGTTACAACGTGATCCATATTCGGCTATCCAGATGGCATAACGCTGAGCAACAGCGGTGGATATATAATTCTGCAATGACGATCGAGAAATATACAGTCCGGCATAGCAACCGTTCTGCTCCAAAATACTACAAAAGCTTTTTACTAAGCTATCACAAAAGTTACGTCCATTAGCAAATTGCCACTTTTCTTCTAGATCAAAGTAGATTGGAAAATCAAAATGACGGTTGCCAAGAACGGTTAAACAGGCCCGGGCTTCAATGGCTGCATCAGCAGGTGAGATAGCGTAGGAATACCAATAAGCTCCTACTTGTAAACCGGCTGCTTTGGCTTGGGTATAGTGTTCTGCAAAGTAACGGTCTTCTTGGCTCGCTGACCGACCATAGCCAGCTCTGATTAGAACAAACTTAACACCACTTGCTTTGACTGCATTGAAATCCACATGTCCTTGCCATTCAGAAATATCAATCCCAGGAATCATGATTTATCACCATCCTTGTCATGTAATTGTTGGAGAATACTCTTTAACTTATCGGGCACAGGTAAGCCTAAGCGACTGGTATTTTCCAGTAATGAAATTCCTTCATTAGAGATATAGAAAAAGACTGTTGCTGTTCGGATGGCCGAACCGTTTTTTAGCAGATAGACGTCAAGAGAGTGGGCAATACCTACTAAGAGTAGAATCAGCATTTTTCTAGTGAGACCACGAAAACCGATCTCACTGGAGAGTTTATGTTCATTAATTGCGCAGAGCACACCGGTAATATAGTCCGCCACCATGAAAATGAGTAGAACATACAAAAAGCCATCCAGGCCGCCTAGAAACCAGCCAAGAAATGCACCAACAGCACCAAAACAAGTATTGATGATGGTTAAACTAGTTGTCTTCATCTGGATTATCAACTCCTCTCGAATACTCGGCCTTAATTTCCAGATACTCATGGTTGTATTTGACGTCATCGATAAAGCCGATATTGTAGCCGCGTCCTTCAAACCAGATGTTAGTTTCTTCGTCAATGTCGTCACGGTATCGGATAATAAAGGACAATTGCTTTTCCAATTTAACGGATACCGCCGTGTAGTATTCCTGACCGTGCAATGCCGAGACTTTAGCCCATACATCACCGAGGCGAACATCTTTGTACATCGACATTCCAGTATTAGGATTTTCGCCGACATATTTCTTTTTCATTAGAGTAATGCGTCGATCTAGTTCACCAATATCAGCAATCTTACTGATACGTTTGTTTTGCTGTTGCATTAAAATTCCTCCTTCCGGTAAGGGGACAAAATGGCCCGAAGAAATTTAATCATGGCATCAAAATCAGCTGTTTCCCGATATTCATAAAGGTAAGCCACTGTATAGAGAATGGCGGTATGAATATCATCAGGGAGGGGATCAAACGCTGATAGTGGTTGGCGAAGCACATTCTCGACCGTAGCTGTTGCCGATCCAATCAACTTTGTAATGAGGTCATCTTCAACAGTGTTGTCTACTCTCAGGTAGGCTTTTGCTTCGGCCAAAGTAATAGCAGCCACATTTCATCAATCCTTTCTATTTAGCAGCCATGGACAAGGTTTTAATTGCTTCTGGTAGGATAACTTTGCCGTCAACTCGTTGTGAGCCTAAAAAACCAACTTGACCAGTTACGGCATAAAGTTCATTCAGACGTTTGAAAGTTCGGCCTTGTCGATCTGCAATCCAGTAGTAATTGAAGTCGCCAAAGAGAACTGGCTTATTGGAAGCAGACAGTGTTGGCATGAATGGACTGGTATAAACAGGGCAGTTGAGGATTCTGTCTGGCTGACCTGCTTGAACGGAAGGTTGCCAAATGTATTGGTCATTTTTATCTTTCATCTTGCGGATGACCTTCACAGTATCATCATTCATCAAAAAGACAGCATTTTGACGGTATGGTGTCTTCAAAGAATAGAAGAGATCGATTAAATCATCAAAAGTTAATGAATCAGCCTTAGCAGCTGTTGATCCAGCTGAAGCACCATTAGTATCGGTCAAGATACCAGTAGGTTGACCAGTACCGGTACCGTTTAAAAAGGCTTGTTCTTCAGCGTTACCGAGCCTGCGACCGAATTCATCAGATAGGTAAGCCATCAAATCAAATGCCGAATCATTTAGTAATTCTTCTGACACTTTGATCAGGGTCCCTAATTTATGAGCGCCAAGTGACACCTGACTAAATTGTGTGTTGGACTCTGTGTAGGCCGCTTCTTCTTCTAGCCAGGCTGCGGTACCTTCACTGGCCACTACTGGAATTTTGTGTTCACCGCTATTGGTTTGGATGACATGGCTGATGGTTCGTAGGACATTTGCTTCTTGAAGCTTTTGGATAAGTTGATTTTCAAATTCGTCGGGCACTAGGAAGCCACCATCTGGATCCGTACCTTCTTTCAGTGCATCAACGACCACATGACCACGCATCATTTGCCAGAAATCTTTTGCATAAGCCTCCTGGCCCTTTGGTAGCTGGTTAGCAATTGGGGAATTAGTAAGGGCCTTACTGGTGGGTTGGTTTAGTGCCACTTCAATTTCTGCCTGCTTGTGCCTTCGATCGATTTCCTTACCTAAGTCGACAACTTCTTGCTCCATCTTTTCATAGCGGGCATTGTCGTCAGCTGATAGTACATCCGACTCCTTTTGCTTAGCATCCAGGAAATCCTTTGCTTGCTTCCAAATACGGGCACGCTTTTCTTGTAATTCAGTAATCTTACTCATTGATAAGTCCTCCTAAAAATTAGTGTGATAACAAAGAAAGCCGCTTTTGCAGCGACTTTACAGAGATATTAGATTTTGCTTGTGGTTTTAGCTTGTTCAATAGAACCAATTCAGATTGTTTATCTGAATATGAGTAACAATCCGTGACATCTTTGTTTTGACCTAGCATATCGTCAGCGAACCCCAACTCAATCGCTTTATTGACATTCATCCAGGTTTCATCATCCATCATGGATGAAATTTTTTCTCGAGGAAGGTTTGTTTTAAGTTCATAGGCATTGATAATTGATTCTTTGGTTTCAGCTAACATTTGTGCAGCTTGATCAAGATCTTCTTTTTGTCCACCAACAATGGTTAATGGATTATGGATCATGATCATCGCGGTTGGGACCATGGAAACTTTTGTGCCTGCCATGGCGATGACTGATGCTGCCGAAGCAGCAATACCATCAATTTTGACGTTCACGTTATCGGGATAATTCATTAGCATCGTGTAAATGCGACTGGCAGCGACACAGTCACCACCGGGAGAATTTAACCAGAGATCGATCGGCCCTTTCCCTTGACTTAATTCATCTTGAAATACTTGAGGAGTGACTTCATCATCAACCCAGCTATCTTCAGCAATTGTACCGTTAATAGTTAATACACGTTGATTCTGAGGGCCACTCCAGTTCCAGAAACGTTTCATTCTTTTGGTTCCTCACTTTCTTTAGATGGTTGAGAACTATAGAAGTTACCAGCTTGGTTGAGTGGCAGCATATTGCCATTTACCAAGTATTCGTCACCGCCTTCATTAGTAGGGATGCGGTTTAGATCTTCAAGTTCTCGAATATCATTTGCAGACAGCCAACCATTTTGGCGCCCAATAGCATAGCCATTCATTCGGCTTTCGTAATCGCCACGTAGTAATCCATCAACATTGAATTTGACGAAAAACTTTCGTTGATCATCAGCGGAAAGAAGCTGTTGATTCATAGCTTGTTCCCAGCGAATGCACCAAGGGTTCAGGGTGTACTTTACAAATTCTAGTGATTGTTGCTCGATATTTGAGAATGTCGAACGATCTAGGTCACCAACCATATGCGGTGGTACACGAAAAATTCTGGCGATTTCGTCGAGTTGGAATTTTCGAGTATCAAGAAATTGCGCTTGGTCGGGTGGAATGGAAAGCTGATGAAAAGTCATTCCTTCTTCCAAAACAGCAATGCTGTGATTATTAGATCCCGAAAATTGTGATTGCCAACTTTTCCGGAGCCGTTCGGGATCTTTGACTACATTAGGATGCTCGAGAACACCACCAGGTGTGGCATCATTTTTGAAAAAGGTGGCCCCATATTGTTCGGCAGCCATGGATAATCCAATAGCATTCTTAGCCATAGCAATAGGACTGTAACCAATCAAACCATCAAATCCTAACCCTGCGATGTGAAGGACTTCATCGGACAAGAGAATTACTTGCTTCGATTTATTCTTTGCCTGGTAATCATCATAGTTGCGAGTATAGGTGTAGTAGATTTCACCGTTAGCAGCACGGTTAACGTCCATTCGATCTGGCATCAAAGGATAGAGCCCAGTGATCTTGCCTTGACCGTTTCGAATGATTTGTGCATAGGCATTACCCCACAGTAATAAATGGTTCATCATGGTTTCGCGAAAGATAAAACTGGTCATTTCTGGATTTGGCGCATCATGAAGCAAAAAATAAAGCGGGTGGTTAATTGCCCGCTTTTTCCCACCATCGCTGGTATATTGATAAATATGGAGTGGCAGTTCAGCTAATCCTTCAGCCAAGACTCGAACACAAGCATAAACTGCAGTATTCTGCATTGCGGTGCGTTCGGTCACATTTTGGCCAGCCATCGAACTGCCGAAGAAAAATGACATGGTGCTGGATAGGGTGTTTTTGGGTGAAGCTTTATTGGTATGGAACAATTTATTAAATAGACTCATGGCATCAACTCCTTTCAGTTCTTCGCAATTACAACATCAATAAACCTCGACCATCATAAACAGAATCACCATTATCCTCATTTCGGATAGCACGATCCAGTCCCATAATGGTGGCCACTACGCCATCAATTTTTTCGGTTGACTTAGCCTTATCAGGTTTGATATTCCCGGCTGGGTCAGTGCGGATGTAGATGTTGTCCATCATCCAGCGTAATACTGGGTGACCACCATGAGCGATCTTCTTTTCCAGAGTTAATCGCATTAGTTCTTTAGTTGGTGGGGTCATATCTTTAAATCCCTGACCAAATGGAACTACAGTGAATCCCATACCTTCGAGATTTTGAACCATTTCTACCGCACCCCATCGGTCAAAGGCGATTTCTTTGATGTGGTATTTTTTACCAAGATCATCAATAAATTGTTCAATAAAACCGTAGTGAACTACATTTCCTTCTGTTGTTTGCAGATAACCCTGTCGTTTCCAAATATCATATGGAACATGATCACGCCGAACTCGTAAGTCAACATTATCTTCGGGGATCCAAAAATAGGGCAGAAGGGTATAACCTTCAGAATCATCCCTTGGTGGAAACACTAGAACAAAAGCAGTGATATCGGTAGTCGACGACAGGTCGAGTCCGCCGTAACAATCTCGTCCCCGTAGTTCATTAGGATCAACTGGGAAAGCACAAGCATCCCATTTATCCATGGGCATCCAACGAACGTCCTGTTTTACCCATTGGTTCAAACGAAGCTGTCGGAAGGTATTTTCCTCTGCTGGATTTTCCTTGGCAGAGTTGTAGGCGTCTTTGACTTTCTCCATTTTGACTGTAATTCCTAAAGAAGGATTAGCTTTTTTCCAGACTTCGGGGCTCGACCAATCCTCATCCCGATCAGCACCATAAATTACTGGGTAAAAGCGGGGGTCATGCTTTCGACCTTTCATGATATCAATTGCTTTTTGATGGACTTGATAACAAATAGAATGCTCATCAGTGCCAGCGGTTGTGATTAAGAAGTAGAGGGGCTGAGTTCTGGCATCCCCCGATCCCTTCGTCATAACATCATAGAGTTTCCGGTTTGGTTGAGTATGCAGTTCATCAAATATAACTCCGGACACATTAAAACCATGTTTAGAATAAGCATCAGCAGATAGAACTTGATAAAAGCTATTAGTTGGTTCGTAGATCAACCGCTTCTGTGAAGCAAGAATTTTACAACGTTTCTTCAGGGCAGGATTCATACGTACCATATCAGCAGCAACGTCAAAAACAATTGCAGCTTGTTGCCGATCAGCTGCACAGCCATAAACCTCTGCACGTTCTTCACCATCGGCACAGCAGAGTAACAGGGCGATGGCGGCAGCCAGCTCTGATTTACCTTGTTTCTTTGGAATTTCTACGTAAGCAGTATTAAATTGACGGTAGCCATCGGGCTTTAAGATGCCAAAAATATCTCGAATAATTTTTTCCTGCCAATCGATGAGGTCGAAAGGCTTGCCTGCCCAGGTTCCCTTTGTGTGGCACAGGCATTCGATAAATGACACTGAAAAGTCAGCAGCATCTTTATCGTAGGTAGAATCCTTAGCCATAAACCTAGTTGGTGTGTAGTCTTTTAGCTTTCGCAAGAGGGCATCACATCCTTTCATTGATACTAAAAAAGCACTGAGAGTGAACTCAATGCTTGGTAGCTAATTAAATTTACCGGTTAAGATCAGGTTGATGTATCCGGCGCGGTCAGTGGTCAAATAGTCGATCAGATCGTGGCAATTATAGTAATAAGCGAGCCGCTTTACGTTTTCAACATCAAACATATTTACTTCACCGGTATTGCGAATTTGTAATACCTGTTGGCGAATACGATCACGTTTGGCTAATTCATCTTTGATTTTGTTCATGACTAAGCCTCCTGGTTCTTAAAAGCAGCCGATCCGGTTAAATTTTTGAGTAGCACTTTCCGTTGGGTCTTGTATTGGGGACCAATAAAACCCAAACGCAGTAAAAAGCAGCGGAAAGCATATTTTTCATTACTCTCATCACGTGGCGTTGACATAATTCGCTGGTGACTCTTTGCGTATTGCACTAATTTATCGATCAATTGTTGATAAGCTGGAGCGTCATCAGTGTTAACTTCGGTGAACCAATCGAAGGATACACGTTGGTCATCAATTGTGAGAGACAAGGAATTCAGTTGGCAAGCGTCTTTGATTAATTGTCCTTTTGCCCAGATTAAATGGCGTAGGTTATCTAGATCTTGGTCAGTAAGCTCATTGCGGCGATATGTTATGTTCAACTTGACCGTCTCGCTGGATGTGAATCCCTGTTGCTTAAGATATGTTACTAATTCAGCAGGAATCTCATCTGGGGATAAAAGATTGCCATCCTTGCTGACGGTGTATTTACCAATCTGGTATGCATAAGTTGGTGTGTACTGATACTCTGCCCTTTGCTGAGTGTATTCAGCAATCTGTTCGACTAGCTTTTTGCGCTGTTTACCATGAACATTAAAATTAATTTCCATCTTCTGTACCTCCTTGTTTGATTACTGTATACATCACTCTAGAAGATACAGATAGCAAGGACTTTCGAGGAATTAGGCCGGTTTTTTTAGCTTATTGTACGGAATTATGTGACCATCTCTTTCCACACTGACTTCTTGATCTGAACCCACTTGTTCGATATAGCGATTAACGATGACATCGCAGTACTTAGGATCGAGTTCCATCATGTAACAAATTCGGTTAGTCTGTTCACAGGCAATGAGGGTAGATCCAGAACCACCAAAGGGATCCAGAACCGTACAGTTAGACATTGTCGAATTCATGATTGGATAGGCAAGCAATGGAACAGGCTTCATTGTTGGGTGTTCCTTACTTTGCTTCGGACGGTCAAATTCCCAGATGGTTGATTCTTTGCGCCCGGTATACCACTCGTGCTTACCATCTTGTTTCCAACCATAAAGAACTGGTTCGTGTTGCCATTGATAGGGTGAACGTCCTAAGACAAGGGATTGTTTTTTCCAGATACAGCAACCGGATAAATAGAAATCAGCATCTCGAAATGCTCGCCGAAAGTTTAACCCTTCAGTATCAGCATGGAAAACATAGATACTGGCATCATTGGCCATTACCTTATTCATGTTTTGGAAAGCGGCTAGTAAAAATTGATAGAACTTATCATCATCCTGATGGTCGTTCTTAATCTTGCCGGCTTTGCTTTGGTAATCGACATTGTATGGTGGATCGGTAAGAACAAGGTTAACTTTATGATCACCAAGTAACTTTTGGTAACCTTCACCTTTTGTAGCATCACCACAAAATAGGGTGTGCCGTCCTAAATGCCAGAGGTCGCCAGCTTTAGAAAAAGTCGGTTTATTCAACTCGCTATCTACATCGAAATTATCGTCATGAGTATCACCTTCGGTAGCAAGCAAGTCAGATATTTCATCCTCATCAAAACCAGTTAATGAAATATCCAGGTCACTGGCTTGTAAGTCAGTCATCAACAAAGCTAACTTGTCCTTATCCCAATCACCGCTGATCTTGTTGAGAGCAATGTTCAGCGCTTTTTCTTTTTCTTCGTCTAAGTTGACAACTACACACTCGGCTTCTTTGATCCCTTCATTCTGGAGAATCTTTAACCGCTGGTGTCCGCCGACTACGCGACCAGTTTGTTGGTTCCAGATGATTGGATCAACGTAGCCGAATTCTTTCATTGAGTGTTTTAGCTTTTCGTAGTCAGGATCACCTGGCTTTAAGTCTTTTCGTGGATTGTAATCCGCGGGGATGAGGTCCGTTATTTGCTTCTTAACAAATTTCATTAGTTCATTCCTTTCCGTGAACGGAGCAAGCGTTCCATCACATCGTCCTGTGGTGTAGATCCTTGGTAAGTTGTAGCGTTGTTTTCTTTAACAACCTGAAAAATTTGAAACCATAATTGGCTGGATTGTTTCATGTAGTCGCGGCTCATTGATACGTAAGGGGAAGCAATTGCGTTCCCAGTTGTTGGGTGGCGGGCAAGAAAACCAAATTTTGAGATACATTCTTCACACTGAATCCAACGGCTTACACTTACCGCATATTGTTCAATCAGCTGAGTATTAACTAGCTTTTCACAACCACGCTCGACCAGCCATTCCCAGGTTTCTTTGAAAATATCAGCGGCGTCGAATTCTAAACCATTCTTCTGTTTGGCCTTGAGGTACTTCTTGATTGGCGGCATCACATGGCCTTCCAAATTGGTTGGTGTTGGTAGGTCAATCACCTGAGCATCTTGACCGGCTTGAATTTTGTCGTGAAGTGATTTAGGTTTACGTCCAGCACCGATTCGGGATCCACCACGATTCGTACCATCTTTAGCCAAATCTCTCCCTCCTTCCGGCAGGGGTTAATACCCTGTTTGATTTCGATTTTTTGCACACGAAGGCCCAGGCCCGCTCCCGCACGAAAATTTTTAAAGGATTCGATGGCCCCCTCCGTGGTTTAGTAATGGTATTGGCGTGGCTTTTTATGCCAGCGGTCGTCCATCTGGGCAGTGATTCTGGAGTGACATGGTTTGCAAAGCGCCATAAGATTCTTGAATTCATTAGTGCCGCCGTGTTCTAGTGGCAAGACGTGGTGGACCTCGGTTGCCTGAGTGTACCTTCCTTGGCTTAGGCACATCTCACAGAAGGGATGGTGAAGCAGGTAGCACTGCCTGATCTTCGGCCAACCACGATGATAACGTGGCCGACTGTTCTTTGGGCGTTGGTAACGATTGTAATGAGAACTAACTTGCTTGGTATGGACGTCACAATAGGTGTTGTGGGTTAGTCGTGAGCAGCCAGGATAACGGCAAGGCTTCTTGGGTGAGTAAGGCATGGGATTCCTCCTTCCTGACGGCATAAGAAAAGCCCAGCAGGATAACCCGCCAGGCTACAATGGTATAAAGTAAATGCCTTATCCCAATTTTCTACACTATCATAGTAACATAGATAAGTATCTTATTTGTTCTTCGTTTTACCTTTCTAGTGATGTGCTCCGTAGAGGAGGAGAGTGAGGTGGTCGAGTGCCTTGTTCTTTCTATTGTAGGCAGTGGTCTTAGCAATGAAGTATTTGTCCATCAACAAGGTCAGTCCTTCGTTCATTGATTGATTTGGAGTGCGGTAGCAAACGTCTAAAACAAACCGCTCGTCGTCAGATAGTTCTTGCCAGGCTGGTTCAAACCATTTGAAGTAAAGCTGGGCTTGCTGGTATCGCTCGTTCAACTTAGTAGTTTGATCGATGCCATGAATCAAACGGTGTTCAGTTGGATTATCCTTACCTGTGGCACCAGGTGCAAAATTGTAACGGGGAGAGTTAACACCAATCATTTGTTGCTTGGCTAACTTTAGGTCGTCGTGGTAAGAATCAATGATAAACTTCATGCTATCGTAATCTTTCAAGGCTGCAACGGTTGCTCGCCGTTTGTCTAAGTAGTTCCACATGATACTCATGCCATAACACTTCCTTTCAGGTTGGCTTTCACTGCGTTAATCAAAGCTAACTGGGTTTTGTCTTTGCGTTTCAGGGCCACCAGAATGTTTTCGTCAATGGTGCCTTCAGTGATGATGTGGTGGATAACTACTGGTTGACGTTGCCCTTGCCGCCAGAGCCGAGCGTTAGTTTGCTGGTAGAGTTCCAGACTCCAAGTTAATCCATACCAGATTAAGGTAGCACCACCAGCCTGCAGGTTAAGACCATGACCAGCAGAAGCGGGGTGGATCAAAGCTAAAGGAATCTTACCGGCATTCCAGTCCTGAATGTCACGGGGGGTTTTGATCTCACGAACCTTGAAACGACTTTTAATCTGGATTAGATCATGTTTGAACCAGTAAGCTACCAAGACAGGTTTACCATTAGCAGCTTCAACCAAATCTTCAAGGGCATCAAGTTTTCGCTGGTGAATTTGAACAATCTGCTGCTGGTCGTCGTAGACACAACCATTTGCCATCTGGCAAAGTTTATTCGATAGACTGGCTGCGTTGAGGGCATCGATTTGTTTACCCTGGGTTGAAACTACTAGCTGGGCATTAAGCTCATCATAGATTGCCTGCTCACTATTACTCATTTTTACCGGAACGGTGTTCATAGTTAATGGTGGCAGATTCAAGTAGTCCTTAGACTTCATAGAAATGGTGATGTCATCAATGGCACGGTAGATACTTTGCTCAGCGCCAGGCTTGGGTTTGTAGGTAAACACTTGATACATGTTTCGCTTGTCGGGGTCAAAGTAGTTCATCCGGTAAGATGAGATAAAGCGGCCAAGTCGTTGGCCCATGTCCAGCACGCGGAATTCCGCCCACAGATCCATCAAGCCATTAGACGACGGTGTACCTGTTAAGCCAACCACGCGTTTAATCAGAGGTCGTACTCGTTTGAGGGCTTTGAAGCGTTGTGAGCGGTAAGACTTAAAACTAGAGAGTTCATCGATCACCAACATGTCGTAGTCAAAGGAATTACCAGAGGATTCAATTAGCCATTTCAAGTTTTCCCGATTGATGATATAAATGTCGACATCTTGTTGTAATGCTTTAATGCGTTGTAGCCTAGAACCAGTGACGACCGAGTAGGTGAGGCCTTTTAAGTGGTCCCATTTTTTAATTTCTTCTGGCCAAGTTTGTTTTGCCACGCGCAGTGGTGCGACAACTAATACTCGTTGAACTTTACCTTGCTGAATAAGCTGCTTAATAGCAGTTAGGGTAATGACACTCTTGCCAAGTCCCATATCAAGCAAGATGGCTGCTACGGGATGGTCCAAAATAAACCGAGTTGCATATTGTTGATATTCATGCGGTTTGTATTGCATCAAGCATTCCTCCAATCTGATCAAGCTGATCGCAAACAAAGACTTGGAAACCAAGTTGTTTTAACTGGTTGAGTCTTTGCACTTGTAACGGGCGGGGATGTTTACCAGGAGCCTTCATCTCCACAAAGCCCATGTGACCATCAGGCAGGAGGACCAATCGATCAGGTACTCCGGCCATAGATGGCGAGATGAACTTTGGGCAAAGACCTCCGCGTTGGTGAGTAGCTTTGACAAAAGCAGTTTCGATTTGTTTTTCTAACATTTGTAAAATCCTTCCTAAACGTTGATATATAGGTGATTCGTCAGGGTTAATGACGGTCGTGACAGTTGTTTTACTACTCTTCTCTATACTCTTTTTTTCTATTTTTATTCCTATATACAAGTAATGTAAAAGAGTGTCACGACTGTCATTAGGGTTGGTAAACACTGATGTATCAAGCTTTTAGAGTTTTAAAGTGTGACAGTCGATGACAGTCAACTGAGGAATTCATCAGCCTCAACTTTTAATCGCAGTCCCTTGATGAAACGACCGTTTTGTTTGTGTTGATGTTGAAAGCCAGCATTTTTGAGGGCCGTGTAAAAGTCAGTTGTGCTGCGGATATATTCACCGATGCCTTGGCAATATTCGCGATACTTTTGATAAAGATCGCCTGACTTTTGTTCATAACTGGGGTTAAGTTCACAATTCTCATTAAGAAAATGTCCTAGCCAATCGTTATCAGCGTGGTAGGCTCGTACCGCTTTGGTTACGGCAACGGGGGTGGTTAATTGGTAATTTTGCTGAATGGTTCGCTGTGCGCCTTCAATGATCCACTGCAAGACTGCCGGCCCAGCTTTTTCGGTTAGGTACTGGGCGTAATTCTTAATATCATTGCGTTTAGCGATCGTAGCTTTAAAGGGGATCACAATTAACCGTCGCCAGATTCCTTCATCATTACCACCTACGTGGGGCAGGTAATTGGTGTATAACACGATGGTGTGGCTGGGCGTAAAAGAGAAAGGTTTCATGTATTTCTTTTCGGCATAGATTTCATCAGTTGAACAGAGTTGCTTGACGATGGAAGTGTTCAGTCGCTTACCTTCTTCTAGTTCAGCGGAGATGATTAGCCGCTTGCCTTTGACTTCGGCCATCTCTGGTTTGACGTTTCGCCGGACACCAGTGGTCAAGGCATCAGCTGAGAGGTGACCGGTATAAGTGCCGAGTACATTAGCGATGGTGTTCCAGAAGGTTGACTTACCATTCCTCCCGCTGCCGTAAGCAATAATCAGAGCTTCCAGGTACACCTGACCGATCGCCACCAGTCCCACAATTTCTTGGACGTAATTAATCAACGCTTGGTCACCACAGAAGAAAGTAGTGAGTGCTTCTTGCCAGAGTGAAGCTCCTTGATTACCAGGAACACAGGATGTGGATTTGGTGATTAATTCATCAGCCTGAATGTCCTGCTGACCGTGCATCCCTTTCCTTAAATTGAAAGGACCAGACGGGGTATTGAGGAGAAACGGATCAGCATCAAACTCATTAATTTCTTTGACGAGCTTTGGTCGGGAGTTAGTTAAGATTCCGCTAATACCTCGGGTGCTGCGCTCTTTGAGAATGAATGCTTCGTAAGCTTTAGCATTTTCGTAATTCTTGAACGCTGCCTGTTGTTCATCGTTAAAAGTCCGACTAGCTTTAGTTTTACCCATAGTTTGAAGCGCCTTGGCGACCCCATTGTTCTGAATTGCTTGGTAACTTTGAGTGACTCGAAGTTGGGCATCGGCTAATTGTTTATCGGTAAAACGTTGGACTTCGCCGAGAGCTAAGGGTTCCGATTCTTGCCAGACCTTACCGTCGAACCACATAAAACCTGATTGATTGGTGTAGCAGACCCGCTCTTTACAGTTGTTTACAAAGACATAAGATTCCCCAGTGTCCGAGTAGTCAGCTGGCTGTAAGTCATCATTGGGCTGATTGTATTTTTCGGGCGGAATATAATCTTTTTGATTAGCCATGCGTTGACCAAATTTGGTGGCACTATGCCAGATGTTTTTTAATTCCTGCTTGCTTAGTGGTGGATCACATTTAGCAGCTTCTTCCTGAAATGCCTGACGAGCTTCAGCAGTATTGCCAAGACGCATAATGATGCGACCGGCAAAATGCGAAAGGGTAGCATTACGTTTGCCTTCATGGATTGATCCGATGTTTTGCTGAGCAAAGTAACGTTGAACCATCGTAAATTTGTCTACGGTTTGTGATCCTTCATGCCAGATGGCTTTAGTACTAGGCACACCAAAGACAAAACGGGCCGCATCAAGCGCATTGTCATCAAAGTAGGGAAAGTATTCTTGAATTTCGTGCTTTAGTTCAGTATAGGTTTTAGCATCCGTAATCTCAGTAATCGGAAAGTAGACATGAAACTTAGGTCGGGGTGCTTTATGGTGCTTGGCTTTCATGTTGTTGCGTGACAAGGTAATGGCGTAGGAAACATCATCGAAATAGTTAGCAATGTTTGCGGGTTTGATCCAAGTAGTCGGATCGTCAGAATGATCATTATCGCAGTCCATGATTAGGCAGTCAGCTTTGATGAAGTTGGCAATGGTGCGTTGGTTATTTTTAAATTGACCACAGACATGGTCATAGTGGACAGCCTGTTCTAATTCCTGTGCATTAGTGATAGCTTGTTGATGAGGATAGATCGTATTGCTAGCCTGACCGGAATTAGCTGCCGTCGATAAAGTAAAATGCATCTTTAGTTAGCCTCCATTTCGTTATTAAAGTAGCGGATATTTTTATTTTTACGTTTGGCTAAGCGGATGAAGTAGCGCATATCATGTGTTGGCTTACCAAATGACCAGGCTTCGGCGCATTTAGTTAGTAGCACAATGTTAATAAAGGCGGCTACTTGAAATTCGCGTGAATGGTGCATGTTAATAAATTGAGGTAGGTAAAGCTGTGGACAAACGGGGATGCCACCATGTTGATAGATAAAACGGCAGTAAGAGCGCACTGTCATGGTGCTTTTAGCATCGCTCTTTACTACTTCTGTAAACGGCGCAATGACAAAGATCATTGGTCGGTAGTGTGGATTCAGTTTATCTTGGCGCAGCTTGGTAATTGCTATGGTTGCTTCTGACATAGATTCAGATCCTTTCATTAAATTAGAGAACTAAAAAAGCCCTCACCAATAAGCCAGATGAGGGCAGAAAGTAAACCATTAAAATTAATCTTTTTTGTAAAAGTCGCTAACAAAACCAGCAGCGTTGAGGATTAAGCCATTGGCCCAGTCTGGAACTTCGGTCATGAGCTGAACCATGGTGTCAAGTGACCGATTGGAAGGGGCGTCAATTACGGCTTCATCGTGAATATGCATTACCACCGTATTCTCAGTAGCTTCTAACCGCCGCATTGCTTCAGCTAGCAGGTCACGACTAGTTGCTTGGACAATGTTTTCTACCAGCTTGGCCCCATAGGTTTCAATTCGATCCCATTTTTTCACGGTGTTGATTCCCATGAAGGTAATCGATTCAGAACCAAAGCGATTGGTGCCGATCTTTGGTTTGGGGTAGCAAAGATAACGTCCCGATCGTAAACGAAGAAACATGCAACCACTGCGATAAATAAATTTCATTCCGTGGGTAGTTTGCGGGAGGTGCGTTTTAATGCATTCTTTAGCTGCTTTATCAACGTCCCACCAAAACTGCACAATGTGAGGACTAGCATTACGCCACATTTGAACCAGTGGCGGTAATTCATCATCAGTTAAGCCAAGCTTAGTGGCACCCATGGCTTTGAGGGCACCAATGGAACCGCCATAGCCCAGGGCGAGTTCGGCAATTTTACCCTTTTGACGGAGTTCACCATTGATGCCATGTTTGACGACCGGGACACCAAACATCTGACTCGCGGATGCACAATAGATATCTTCATTCTTGGCAAAGGATTCTTGTCGCCATTTTTCATTAGATAGCCAAGCAATCACCCGTGCTTCAACCGCTGAGAAGTCAGCCACGTAGAAATGATGATTTTTGCTAGGGATAAAAGCAGTGCGAATCAATTGTGATAAGACGTCTGGCACTGAATCATAAAGCATTGCAAGTGCTGGTACGTTGCCTTGCTTAACTAATTCGCGAGCTTCTTCGAGGTCTGGCATTGAATTACGGGGCAGGTTTTGTACTTGTACTAAGCGCCCAGCCCACCGGCCAGTCCGATTGGCACCATAAAATTGTAGGAGCCCATGAACACGGCCATCTTGGCACATCGCTTTTTGCATTGCCTGATACTTCTTTACGCTAGATTTTGATAATAGTTGGCGTAGTTCTAATACTTGATGAACCGTGCCAGTGGTAGTTTGTAAAAGCTGAGCTACTGTGGCTTTGGATAGAGAGTCGGCATTCACTCCCCGCTGGTTGAGCCAATCTTTTAACTGCAGTGGTGAGTTGGGATTGGCCAGGCCAGTTAGTTTCTGCGAAACTTGCAAGTATTGATCGTGGAAATTTTTCTGACATTTGATGGCGTTGTTAACCAGTTGTTGATCAATCTGAATACCGCGATCGTTAATATCCTGATCCATCCAGTAGTTTTCCCATTCATTTTGGGGAACTGGAAAGTGTTCTAGTTTCTGGGTAATTTCCATTTCAACTTCAACGTCACGTTGATTGTACTGCTTAAATTGCTGCCATTTGTCAGGCGCATGATAAGGAAAGTTGCGGGTGCGATTTTGATTAGATTTGGTTGGTTTGCAGGGAGTACAGAAGTAGCGTACGAGTTCTTTGCCAGCCGTAATTTTCTGACGAGGGAGCCCTAAAACAGTACCTACGTCGCGTAACGATAAGGGTAGACCAAGGGTAGCGGACCAGACTCGTGAGCAGTGCCAACCGACCGGCTTTAGGCGATGCCCCACAAAGCGTGACAGGCAAACTCGTTCAAATTGAGCATTAAAGGCACTCTTAATAATGGTAGGATCATCTAAGGCTTTAATAATCTCTGTTGGAATTTTTTCACCTTGAGTTAAGTCCACCACTTTGACCGGGCCAAAGTCAGTAGCATATCCAAAGAGCAAGAGTTCGAAATCCTGACTGTTTGCATAACGATAAACCCCAGTCTGATTCAGATTGGTGCTGGAATAAGTTTCGATATCAATCGAGATTTGCTTCATTAGAAATCCTTTCTACAAAAAATGGGCAGTCATTGTTGGCTACCCATCATTTGTTTTAAGCTAAGAAATCATCATCGTTATTGTCATCAATGGCTGTGAAATCATCGCTGGCACTAGCATGACCACCTAATGGTTCACCATCGCGAATTTTCTGAATGTTGCCAAGTCCGCAGGCAATTCCACGGTTACCATTGGTGTTAAAAGCATAGAAATTAATGGAAACCCGGGCGTAGCAGCCACTGTAAACTTCGTTGCGATCAAGAATGGGCTGGACATGCTTGTCCACAATCTGGGGAGCCGTAATTGAATTAGCGTTGATAAAGTAGCTATCTTGGTAGGCAGCATCATCACGTTCAACATCACCATCACGAAGTGGAAGCTTCAGATTAGCCTTGTTAGGCTTCTTGCCGCCAAACTTTCCAATGCCTTCTTGGATGGCGGTATCGATAGCTTTCTCAATTGCGGCGACCGTCTTCTGATCTGACTTGGGGATAATCAGACTGACAGAGTACTTTTCTTTGCCGCCATTAATGGACTTTGGTTCCCATACGTTGGCGTAAGAGAGACGAGTGTTGATACCAGTAACGACCTTTGTTTGTTGTGACATATTAGTTTTCCTCCTTAAATTCATCCTTTGGGTTTGATTTACCAATACCCTGTCGCCGATCAGAGTTTGGTACTAGGGTTGGCTTGCCCGCGGGTTTAACAATTTCTTGACTGAACAGCTCGGTGAATTTCTTCTTGCCGAGCTGCTTTTCTAATTTTGTAATTGGTAGTAACTTCTTTTGATAAATGTTGTGATAGCCATTAGCTTCAGCAATTTTTGCTACGGCAGCTTCATCCTTGTAATGGCGGACAGACCTACCTTCGACTATTTTGTAACCAGGCCACTGCTTACCATGGTTAATGGCTAGGTCAGCGGCATAGTCTTTAATTTCGTGAGCCCAACGATTCAAATCATCGATGTGCTCGAGAACCTCGGTTACCTCACTATCTGTTAGCAAGTTCGGTGACCGTAGTTGAAAGCGGGTGAGCTTGTGATGATAGTCAAAACGAGCTCGCAGTACAGCATTACAAGCGGAGAATTGGCACCAAGGACCATAATGGACGGTACCTTTGCCAGCAAATGCGAGTTCGGCTTTCTCTTTTAATTCGGAATTGGCCCAGTGCATTAGTTCTTTAGCATTAATGGTCCAGGTACTAATATTGGCCATCCGAGGTTGAAAGATTGTCGTTTCAACTTCATCAACGTTGTACAGACTGCCGAACATTTCTAGTGCACCGACGGCATAGAGTTTCATCTGGGGATTGTTCTGCGCTTCTACCCGGACACCCTTGCCATACTTAAAGTCGATAATATGGAGTAGGTGATCAGAAACAATTACGCAGTCGCCAGTACCAAAACCTTCAGGCACATATTTAGAAAAGTCCAGTTTCTGTTCCACACGGATGGTGGCGTCGGGTGCGTATTCTTTAGCTTTGTGATATTGTTCCAGAACATAGCTAGCGTAATCATCGGTTAGGTCTTCCATCTCATCTGATTGGTAATCAGAAGTAGGGCGTTTAAACTCATCACCGAGTAATCGATGGATCTTATATTCTCCCAGTGCGTGGGCAGCTGTTCCTTCAGCAGCTACATTAGAAGTAGTGTGGGGGAAGTATTGCTCTAGTCGTGGGAGTGGTGGAGCACTTAGCCAACGATTAGCACTGGAAGCTGATAATAATGCGTGGTGGGTTGGTGAACTCATTGTCCTAATCCCTCCGCACTGTAGTAGAGGTCCTCGTAATCCTTAGGGTCTACATCGGATAGCTTCTCGGCACCAAACTTATGGAGCAATGCTTTCACTTGGTCGGTATAACCTTCGGCACTCTTCTTGGCTAGCATCTTACGGACCGTGACTTTATCTTCAACTGGATCGCGCTTTGGCTGCTCATCGTTACGTTGCTCTCCATCTTGATTGCTTGATAGCAATTCATGAAGGGACAGAATAGCTTCTTTGGTTTGATCGATCAGGTTCTCAGCTTCTTTGAGTTTTAAATCGAGATCATTCATTGCGCTCATAGGAATCCTCCTTTACTTCGTTAATCTGTAGCTGTTGAACATCTTTGCCAGGTGCGATCACCATCAAGTGATGTGGTTTACCAAGCAGCAAACGCAGCAGTCGTTCACGGATCGTGATTTGTCGCATATTGATAACACCATCTTGGCGGGGATGCTTGGCTACTGAAATTGAAATCTTATTAGCCATATTGGTTGTCCTTTCTTATTAGACTTAGTAAGGAATATTTGCCTTACACTTACAGGCCATGCGAAACGAAAAAGTAAACGATTATTTTTGAAGAATTTTTTTGAGGCGTCGCTTGATGGTTTGCAAACGCTTAGTAATTGCCATTTTGCTGACACCTTCGTCTTTGGCAATGTCGATCTGTTTCATGCCATCCCAGAACTTATTCATGAGTAACTTTTGCTGTGCTGGTGTAAGTTGGCTGATACTTTGGTGGAGTTGATCCATTTCTTCCTTATTAATTACCTCTTGCAACGGATCAGCATTATCTTTTACTAGGGCGCCATATGGGTCATAGGCTTCGAGTGAAACATGGCGCCGAGTTTCACGGTGGTTATCGTTGTATTCAATACGATTGATTTCGATAATTTCTTTACCAGTAGCTTCCGTGACGGTGATTTCCTTGATGCCAGTTGGCTGATGCAATTTAATGTGCATACTGCCATCTTCAGCATCTGAGATCTCCATGTTGAGCTGGTGACGGTCGTCGTAGTATTTCTTCATAAAAAATTCCTCCTCTTGGATCTCCCAAGCGAAGGAATCGAAGGCATACTAAAAGCCACTAATAAGGCAATAAGAAACAGACCTAAACGATAGAATCGCTTGGGTACTGTAACTTGCCTTACTAGTGGCTTGTTACAGAATGTTATTCAGTTAGGTGCATGCTAGTAAAAGTTGTTGATCGAGCAACACATGCTGTTCAGCTAAAAAAATGTGCGTTCTTTTTGGTATAATTATTTTGTTGGATTGAATTTCCTTTAGCTGATGTCTAAAGATTATCAGGGGCAGTTAGATATCTCAGCTATTCTAGCTATTCAAAGTTACTCATAGTTATTATTAGGAGGAGTTAAAATTGGTAAATAACGAATTTAGAACCCTAATTGATTCATTAAGAATAGCTATGAGTGGGGAAGACAGTAGTTCTATTGAAGCTTCTGTGAGGGTTGTGCTAGATAAATACACTGGAAAATGGGAAAAACCGTACTCGACTCAGAATTTGAAACGGCTTTATTACCACGGGCTTAATAAGAATGCGGCCAAAAAAATTAAAGATGCGGGTATAGATGAGGACTCGCTAAAAAAATATATCGATGATTTTTCTGATGAAGATAAGGAAATCATCGCAAAAAAAATACAGGCTACTAATGATAACGATCCATTAATGAAAATTGACCAAATTTCCTATTATTGCGTTAATTGGCTAAGTAGGCTTGTTGAAGAAGCAATAAATGGGCAACAAAAAAAGCCCACTATTTCTAGTGGGTATAATGAAAAAAATGATATTAGTTTAACTATCAGAGAAGAAGGACGTATTTTTGAAAAAACATTTAATTCTATAAAAGAAATTAAGCTTCCTCTACAAAACAGTAGAATGCGTGCCTTTGCTTTATTACCAGTTAAAGGTATTTACTCTCATAAAAACTTAATTAGCCTTCTACGTAAAAATTTAGCAAGATATGTATTTTCTAGAAAGAATAGAAATGAATGTGATGACTTGGAGGAACTAACTGCTGAGGCAACAACAGAGCTGCGAGAGTTTGTTAGGAAATGTAATCCACAGATATTATTGGGAGAACTGTTAGTCTATATTTTTTTAGAGCACTGTGAAAAGGCGCCTAAGATCTTTACAAGGGCTGAATTCTTCCATAAATATGGGGCTATTGATAAAAAAAGTGTATTTCTCAGGGAAAATGATGAAGGTTGGCAACTGATAGTTGGGACACCCAATTTGAGTACAACATTAGATCAAACAATTTTGGCCACTCTAGAAGAATGCGAAAAGCTAAAAAATCAAAATGAATTTGGCGATGGGCCGTATGTGGCTGAAAAATTGCAGTCTAGTTTCCTAGAGGATAGCTATTATCCAGAACAGATTAAGAAAATTGAGTCAATAATGTTTCCGTCGTTAAGGCGAAAAAGCTTAGGGGTACAGGTAGATTCATATGGTATTTTTTTAGGTTATCAAGTTGATGACTTTGGAAATGATGAGGAAAGAGTAAAACAACTATTAATCCAAGATGCTGATAGAGCAGTAAAAATGATCAATAATTTTGTCACTAATCATGATATGCAAAGACACTCTATTTATGTGTACTTATTACCCTTTAAGAATCCAAAATACGAAAGTAGTCGGATTATTGATAAGTTAGTGGGGTGTTGATGTAGATGACCAAAAAAATAAAATTAAGGGATGCAATTGCAAGTGATTTAAAGAAAAATCAGTACTTAAAACAATTGCATCAGGAGCTATTAAGAGCCTATGGATTACAGCTCTTTGGTAAAGAATTCCAGTTTAAGAATAAGTCAATACAAGATTTGTTGGTATTTGCTGATATTATGTCGAAAACTGAAGATGTCAAATTAGAGCAATTATCTTTAGAAATAGTGATCTGCCTTAATAAGATGTACCCACAGAGCCACTCAATCAAATTCTATAAGAATCAAATTTTCGAAGAATTGGGTAATTATTCGCGGCCAGAATTGGATAATGAATATAAGCCAGGTAAATCTGTCGATTCAATAATTGATAGTGTTCAGCGAGTAAATGAAATGTCTTTGCGACATTTTCCTACAGGTAAGGGTTATTTCATTGGAGATCAGAAAGGACTATATAATTCTATTTCAAAGCAGCTAAATAGTTTCTCTGCCCCAACTTCGATGGGTAAATCATTTTTAATGAAAATGTTTATTGAAGAAAAAGTAAGTTCTGGAGAACAGCTTAATTTTGTTTATTTAGTTCCTACAAAAGCACTTATCACCGAAGTTACCAACGACTTATGTAATAAATTAGGTGATAACCTTAAGGACAACCACTATCGGATTGTCAACCATTTTGATTCTATTGGGACAGGGAGTTCATTAACTAATTTTATTTATGTACTGACCCCTGAAAGATTTGTTAACTTGCTATTAAATAATTTTTCTGGGGCTATTGATTATCTGTTTATTGATGAGGCACAGAATATATCCAAAGACGATAGTCGCAGTACAGTTTATTATCGGATTTTTGATCTATTAAGGCAGCAAGAATATGCACCGAAGATTACCTTTGCGTCACCATTGATTGAAAATCCAGAAATCTTTGAGACATTGGCATCTTTAGAAAAGGGGAATGTCTTAAAGGCTAATCTGTCACCAGTTTGTCAGATATATTTTTTGTTAAATGAAAAAGGGACGTTTGAAGTGTATGATTCAATGACGTCTGAATTTTTAAGAATAAATGATTTGAGCTCCTATTCGAACGTTTATTATTTAAAAAATTTACTCTACACTTTACCCGGTCAGAAACTTATTTATAGAAATAGCGTAAATAATGCAGTAAATGGCGCTAATTACTGGTATCAAGAATGTGATGATCCAATTGACAAAAAGCTTTTAAAATTAAGTGATTACATCTCAAAACAAGTTCATCCCGATTATTGTCTTAGTACTATAGTCAAGAAGGGAATTGCTTATCATTTTGGTAAGGTTCCTGATGAGGTTCGTAATAAGATAGAAATGGCATTTAATGATGGCAAAATTAATACACTTTTTTGTACATCTACTTTAATGGAAGGTGTTAATCTTCCAGCTGACAATATGATTATTGATAATAGAAGAATTGGTAACAGGGTTATGAGGCCATTCCAGTTTAAGAATTTAACCGGAAGAGTTGGCAGACTTAGTAGTTCTATGCTAGGTAATATTTTCATAACTGCCACGTCGGATATGGACTACAAGAAATTTAAAGAGCTTATTAGATCAAAAGATATGACTGCTGTTCTGTCTATTACTGATTTAATGGATACAGACATTTTAAAAGCAGTAGACGTTGATCTTAAAGCAGGAGATTTAACTCTACAAAATGTTAGAGAAAAGATTAAGAATCAGCATAAGTTTGATACTGTTAGAAAATTTTCGCTTATTTATTTAAATAATCTACAGAATAGTAGAGAAGGTGTCGTGACACGACATTTTAGTAATGTGATTAGTAGCGAAGATCGTGAAGCGATTAGAAAAACGTTTAAAGAAAAATATGAAGATCACACTGAAGTCGATGTTAATTTTTCTATTGATCAGTCCATGAAATTAGAAAAGTACGTAAAAAAATCGGATATTATTTATCCACATATTCTTGACGAAAACGGTGACTTAAATACTAATAGTACTTATGAATTCCTGAAGCAATTAGGTGATATTTATAATTGGTCAAAGTATGAGCCTGAATTAGCAATCTCTGAAGAAAATAACATTATTTTACAGGATTATGCAGAGTTACTTCTCAGATGGATGAATGGTGATTCTTTGCATCAATTATGTGATTTCATGATTCAATACCGAAAAAAAGAACTAAACTTTCTAGATCGCTCTCAAAAAATAAGAGATAATTATGGAAAGATCAACTGGTGTGGTAGGCGTAACAATAGTTTAGATGAATCTAACTTATCTATCTATGTTTTACTGAAAGCACTTGATACTATTCAATTTAAATTCGGTAATTATTTTTTAAAATTTAGTCATGCATTAATGAAAGAACGACAAATTGATAAGCTAGAAAATGACTGGTATCAATATGTGGAGTATGGTGCTACTGATAAAAATGTGATTTGGCTAGAACAACTTGGATATGCTCGAAACAGTGCCTTTGCAATAGCGAATAGTGAATTAAATATTATATTGACAGATGAATTGGGTAATAAAGTTCTGCTAAGAAATAGGATTGAAGAATTAAAAAGACCCGAAATAATCGATGAAACAGAGCGCATAATAAAGAATTATCCTGATTTGTTTATAAGTGAGGCAGACTAATGAAAAGGGCAGAATTCAGTTACAAAAAATTATGGAAATTGCTAATTGATAGGGATATGAAAAAGAAAGAACTTAGTGAGTTGAGTGGCGTTAGTGGCGCATCAATTGCTAAGCTGGGTAGAAATGGTAATGTGACAACTGAGGTATTGTTGAAAATATGCATAGCTTTAAACTGTGATATCAATGACATTATGGAAATAGTAAGGGATTAGGTGATGTTACATGTGTGATGAAGATTATATAGATTCCTATTTGAATGGCCTATTAACTGACGAAGTCCCAAAGAATACTAGATTAATGATAGCTAATTTGAACGATTATGGTAAACGAGCTATTGTTAATTATCATGACCCACATTCAAATTTTCATAAGTATGCGGATATAGTAATAAATGTGCGTATGCTTGGAGAAAATGCGGAAGAAAACACGCCACTATTTCACTACACAACTGTGAGTTCCTTGAAAAGCATTTTGGAGTCGGGCTATTTTAGAATAAAACAAGCTAATTTTATGAATGATCCTGATGAATTCCAATGGGCAAGTAAACTGGCCATTACATATTTGAAAAATTATGGTGCCACTAGTGAAGAATTAGGAAATTTTAAACTAATGATCAAGAATCAGCCTTTCCATGACGCCTATATCTGGTCATTTTCAAAGAACAATGATTCCGAAACACTATTTCATGTGTATGGTGGAAATGAAGGAGTAGCTCTCAAATTCGGCGAAAAAGATGTAATGAATATGTTGGTATCACATAACTCTCACGGCAAAAAAAGTTTAGACCAATTTGGCTTAGGTGATGCTTACACATTTCCGTTAAATGTATTGTATGATGAACAAAAGCAAAAAAATTATATAAAACCATTAGTTCAAGAATGGTTAGATGCATGTAGAGGATTAAAAAAAGATCCTGATGATATGAAGGAAATTCTTACTCTTTGCTCAAAGAATATTGCGCTATTTAATATGGCTTTTAAAAATCCCAAACTATGTCATGAAGAGGAATTTAGATTTATTTCATTGCGAAGAAATGATGGTACTATTTCTCCCGAATTGAGAGTAAATGGTGTTCCCTATATCAATTGTAAATTTGTTCCTGAATATGTACAATCGGTTATCCTATCACCAATATGCAATAAGAGTGAGGAAGAGGTTAGGACAATTATTAAGAAACATAGATCATGTGCTGATGTAAAGAAAAGTACGCTGCCATATTAAAAAATAGCACTTAAAATATAAGTACTATTTATTAGCGGCATTTTAACTGTTGTCTAAAATTTGGTGGAGATCATGCTTAAGCTGTTGAACTATTATTGAATTATGAATAATTTAACGAATTTTTAGTTGATTTTATGCTAATAGTAGACAATATAGTAATTGAGAAAAGGAAGTGATGTAAGTGACATTAAATATTCAGCCATTCCCATATCAGGGAAGTAAGAGAAAAACAGCTGATCAAATATTGGAAAAGATTTCGGTAAAACCTAAAAGAATTATCGAACCATTTGCTGGTTCGGCTGCCTTAACAATTGCGGCAGCATCTAAGCAATTATGTGGTAATTTTCTCATTAATGATTCTTATGAACCATTGATGAAGCTTTGGACGCTTATAGTAAATAAACCTTCAGTTGTTATAAATGGGTATACAGAATTATGGAATGCTCAAATAAAAGATCCAAAAGCATTTTATTTAGAGATTAGAAAACAATTTAATAAAGACAACGACCCGATAAAATTAATTTATTTGATGAATAGAGCTGTGAAGGGAGCTATCAGGTTCAATTCACATGGTGAATTTAATCAATCCGCAGATAATCGTAGATTGGGGAAAAAACCTGGGCGTTTAATGAAGGATATAAATACAATTAGTCTTTTATTGAAAAATAAAGCTATAATCTCATGTGCAGATTATTCTTGTGTACTTAAAAATTTGAAAAAGGGAGATTTAGTATATATGGATCCCCCTTATCTAGGGACAAGTAGTGGAAAAGATCATAGATATCATCAGAACTTGAATCTTGAACGCTTTATTCAAAATTTAGAGTTTTTAAATGAGCGTCAAATTAATTATATGGTAAGTTTTGATGGCAAAACAGGTGATAAAGCATATGGTAATGGGTTACCTGAATCATTAGGCTTGAAAAAAATTAATGTAAATGGAGGAATTTCAGCCCAAGGTACATTAAACGGGAAACATGTTTATACTACAGAATCGCTTTATATTTCTTCGGGATTACAGATATATAAAGAGGATGAATCATTATTTAATATTAGAGCAATTAATTAA